TTCCTCTTGCATGATGCCCATGTACTCATTAATACGTGGGGTGAGTTGGATTTTTTGTTCTTCTTGTTCTACCATATTCTTGTTTTAAATGATGCCAGCTTTTATTAGATGTAGCTGCAACACAATCACCATTCCATACGCTATGCTGTGGCTCTTCTTGAAGGAGTAACCGCTCTCGTCCCGTGCGTACAGAATGCGTCTAGTTCCTGCACGATCGGCCTTGTACAGCTTTGTGAGTTGTCTCTTACCTGGTCTAATCAGCGCCAACACGTCAGCCAATTCCTCAATGTTCCTTGGCCTAATCTCAGTCAGTACATCGCCGTGCTGCTTGAGCTGAAACAATTTGACTTGTTCAGATGGGATGAGGAGAAGATTCCAATCCGGCTCAATCTTCAACAGCTCGGTAATTTCCTCTCTACTTTCAAAGTAGTCGTAGACTGACAAATGGAGCATGTCGATCTTCGTGTAGTTTGCTTCCTCTGCCCGTTCATAAGGAATTGCGGCCAACTTGGTTGCAAAATCTACTGGAATTCGCTGAGGATAGACACCGACAGGATGAGGCGCTAAAAATCCATTTCGTATGGTTGATGCTCTCGTCCAAGGAAAGACAGACTCTGGTGAAAAATCTGTCTTGAAATCGATATCAATATCTGCTGAGAATGTCATCCAGAGAATGAGTCAAGAATTAGAAAGTTGGGTGCCAACTCATAGTCGATATAACCATCCTCATCACAAGGACAGTTCTCTTCCATCCACTCTTCACCTTCAGCAGAGTTGCCGAAATATGGGATGTCCAGACTTAGACATTCTTCGAACACGAAGTAGTCGTCCTTAGTGCGAATGGCTAGCTGCGTATTTAAGCTCACGTCATTCGCGTTGCACCAATCAACAAGTTCTTGTACTGTCATGTGTCTCCCCAGATATCATCTAGCTCTACTCTTGGAGCTAGATCTTTTGTTTCTTCAGTGCCATTTTGATATTTGGAAATCCAGATATCAGCCCATTCGCCGTCGCCCTCGCCTACTCCCTTTAGGTAGAAGACTTCATCTGGAAATAACCTGCTGATTGCTAGCATGTGGAGTTCGTGATCGTACCACTTGCAAGTCCAATCGTTGAAGCAGGCATCGACTACTGAGTAGTAGTCGTACTTCAAATTACCTTCAGCAATTGCTGCTGAGATTAGTTCCTTATTTTCCTCGAAGAACGACTCAGCGTCCTTCCCCTTCATTCTGAGGTTGTATTGGGTGTAGTATCCCATTGTCTTCCGCCCATTTTCTTAGAATTCTATGTATTTCGCGGGAGCTAACCACTTCACACTTGGCTTGGATTTCAGCGATTCTTCTTTTGGGGATATCGTAATGCGGGAAAGCGCCCTTCTGCTTTCCAGATCCTCCATTGTGGAACCAACACCTCTTGATTCCCAAATCCTCTGCCATGGCGTGTAGCGCCTTCAGATTGAAGGGCTCACAGATGAGATGTCTAGCGTTGTCACAGAGGTAGCGCATGGTTGATTTTAACACGCCGCAGCAGAAAGGAAACTGTAAACTACCAATTATCGTAGTTGGTGAGATTGATTTCAGCTTCCCAAAAAGTTCCCTTTGCAATGGTGACGATCACCACATTACCTAACCGCGTAGGAGAGAAGGAATACGTAAGCACGCAGCCATCGCTATCGAAGTAGGGAATCCAGTTTCCTTCTGCATCTTGCTTGAAGAAGTTTTTGAAATGTGCTGGAAATGCCGCTAACTGCTGTTTTGCAATTTTATTGTATTGCTCGCGCAGCCACACGGCCAGCTTCTGTTGCTGATCTTCTGTTAATTCAAATTTCATGAAAAGGAAATGTTGTTGGCGTCTTCCTTAACACTGACGCTATGATCGTTTTTGATGGTGATGTTATAGCCCATTGATTTTATAAACCACGGGCTCTCATATCCATTTTCCCACTGAATTTTCCAGTAGCCATCACCACGAATACCAGAAATATAGCCGTGCATCTCCTCCGTCACAGCATAGACGATTGTTCCCAGCGTAAGCTCATCATCTCTAGCATCGCTGAATTTTTTCATAGCCCAATCCCTGAGATAATATGACGGATGTCCGCGCGAATGTCTTTGTTTTCTTGTAGTCGCTCAACCCATGCCGACACATTTACTGCCTTGTCAAAGGCTCTAAGTTGTTCCTTATCTAATCCTTTCAGCATGTTTTGAACTGCCGTTGAATGGAGTAGGAACCATGGTGATAGTTTTCGTTGAGCAATAAGCTGAAGAACTTTCTGTCCACCAATGTGCTCAATCACATTTCTATAGTTGACACCTTCTGCTTCAGCCAAATCCATCAAGCACACAATGCTCGATTGAACTTGCTCAAGAGGATCCTCTTGGTGATCAACCCAATCCAAATACATCTTGTAGCACTGCTCACGACACCATAGATCGGGCGTAATGCTTGCATCTACCATGAGCTTGATGTATTGAATCGGTTTTTGGATTCCAGCAGCAATCACCATCTCTGCGAATTTAAGCATCGCTCGATAGTAGCGTGAAGCCATGAACGCGTCCATAGACTGCGATTTGAACTTCTTCGCCTTCATCCATGCGTCATAATATGAATAGGCGGCCTGACCCAGCGGGGATGCAATCTCCCTCGCCCGCTTCTTCTGCTCGCATTCATGACGCATGAACACGGCCTCACTTGTCATTCGCTTAGCGCAATAATGACAAAGAAAAACACCTGGACGACCAGCATCCAGGTTTGCGTCATCAACCGAAATTCGCCGGTTGGCTACAGCTCTGTCATTAATCAGCTGTGATGGACTACGCACTCCTGTCTGAGACAATTCCTTTCCTCCATACTTGCGCTGCTATTTACTGTCCGAATTTTCCTGCGTCATGCCTTGAACTCTTTCTTGAGCTTTGCAATTTCATCTTTCTGCCATCCCAGCTCTTCGGCCATTTCAAGAATTTCTGCTTCAGTAGGCCACACATCCATCTTCTTCAATTCCAAAGTGCTATACTCAAAGTAATCCATGATCACCTGGCGCGTGAGCGGATTCTTTGTACCAGACTTAATGCCTAACCACTGCACTCTACCTGGGTTTGTTGAACACGCTTGCAGTGTTCTCATTAGCAGGTGGGGATGTTTTGCGAGAGGGAAGATAGATTTATTTGCGAACGTATTTAGGGCAAGGATTTGCGCGGGATCACTTGTACCCGATAACCACCTCATGACCACAAGGGGAGAAAACCCCTTCTTCTCGTCATCAGTCAGCGTGGGATAGATGTCACCAGATTTCTTGTTGGTGATTCTCCCCAACAACTTGAAGATGTCAAGCGCAAATTTACCAGCCACTGAATAACTCCACGTTCCTCTTAACCGCAACCATCAAAACAACGCATCCACTTTTGTTGTCCTCGACTGTCATTTCGTGCTCAATAGTATGGTCGAACTCATACACCTTCCCAACTTCAGCAATGATCGACACATTACGCGTCTTGATGATTGAATCACCAATAGGAAGGATAAGAGGAATTACATATGTTGTGTTCTCAAATCTTGACTCATCAAGCATGTCGACGTGAGGCTCAGCGCCAGAACAAGCGCTGAAGTAAACCATGTCAAAGAACTTGGGATCCCGCTTCACCAATTGACCTAGCTGCCATAGGATGTATTGCGCATCCTCGCCATCATCTGTGTGCTTCTGGATTCTGCCAATCTTGTTCACCTTGTAATTTTGGAACTTGATGGCATCTGCAGCCTTAAGAAGTTTTTTGGGAAGCTCTACCTCGCCATGCATCTGAATCATTTGCATGCCATTTATCTTGCAGCTGAAAAGAGAATTTTACTACCTTGAACATCCATTGAAATCTTCACTCCGCTACGGCGATCACTGATTTCTCTAAGATCATCCCTGACACTCGGAACTAACCATTTATGTTCGAGTATTTTATCTACATCAGGGATACATGCGTCAGGGTGAAGTGTATACAAACCAACAATACTTCCGTCTGTGGTTTCTGCATAAATTGCTTCAGGCAGTGAATCAATTAAATTGATCGCGAAAGCAACACTATAGTCCAGATCGTTGCGATAGAATTGTTCATCCTCAAATGAGAACACAACAACTGCTTCTTCTGCCCATGGAAAAACCTCTAGCAAGTCATCCGCGTCCCATGCGAGGAAAGCATCCTCGCTTTTATTCACGATCAAAAGGTAAGACATCTTTGCTTTTCTAAATTATGACTGGCTGAGTTCGATCATGCACGCGGCTAGATTCAATTCAGTATCCGCTACCTGACCATGAGAAATGGCATATTGATTGATGATGATGATTGCTTGATCGACACTCTTCACCTTCATCCTATCTACGTTCTCATAGAAGAAGGTGTAGACATCACCATGCTCTTCACGGCTTGCGCTCTCACATACTAGCTTACGAGCTGTTTTCCAATTGCCAGAAGAAACCAAGTCAAGAAGCTGGAATTTCCAGTCGCTTGCCTTCACCTCATTGCTGGTTGGAGAAAGCAGCTTTCCGCTTTTGCTATTTTGCTGGAGCAGATTGATCGTCTTGCGAATGTCGGGATATCCAACAGAAACATACGCAAGGAGATCTTCGGCAGTGTACTCGATCTTTTCAGCTTCGAGAATTTCTGCCATGCGGAGCGCGACCTTATCTTGATCCGGCTTCTTGAAGAAGAATTCTTGGAAGCGGGAACGAAGAGGAGGAAGGATCTTATTGACATAGTTGCAGGTTGCAATGAAGCGGCAAGTCAGTGTGCCATCTTCAATCAAGCTCCGCAGCAATCCCATGCCATCGAGCGACATGAAATCGAACTCTTCCAACCTCACGACCTTGAATTTGCCAACTGGATAGGTGTTGACAAAACCCTCGACCTTGTTTCTCAGTGCTTCGATCTTTTCATTCGAGCACTTGATAAGCAACACATCCTGTGGATCAATTTTCAAATCCTTGACGATTGCTTTCGAGACAGTTGTTTTGCCAGTACCCTGCACGCCCTGCAGCAGGAGGTGAGGCATATCACCAGATTCAACAATGCTCTTGAAGAACTGCTCTTGACGTGTATCTTGGAAGATTACGTCATCGATGGTTTTCGGTCGGTAGCGCTCGACCCAAACAGTATGTTTCACAGGAGAATTGCGGTTTGATTTAGACTAGTATAAGGAGAGCGCTTGGTACTAATTTCGATGTTCCTAATTGCGTTCCTAGCAAGCTCAAGCGTGTTGAACTCGACGACGGCTGTTGACACCGAAGTACCAGTGGATGCTACGTAGATTGTCGTGATTAGAATTTTGTACATGCTTCATTGTACTTCATGAGAGCATGTACAAAAACCGTATTCAATCCTGATACTGAATTCTGGATTGAGTTGTTGAATCAGCAATTACATCACCCCTACGACCATCAACATTTTCCAAATTTGTAGGGATTGGTTCAAGCTTGATAACTTCCTTATCACCTGCTTGTTGAACCGTCACCGCACGTGGCTTTTTAGGAGGAGCTTTGATTACCACTTTCTCACGAGCGGGTTCAACTGGTTCAGCAGGTTTTGCCTTGCGCACGTACTTGCGCTTCTTTTTAATGGGTTCCTCAACTTCAGGAGACTCCATTTTTGGGATGATGGCGCTTGGTTCCTCAAATACGGGCGGCGCCATCTTCATCGCCAAATCATGGTTGACCATCCACGATACTGGATTGTTCATGATGTCGTCATCATTGAACGGAAGCCCGCCATTTAAAATTGGCGCCTCAAATTTCCGATTGTCTTCCTTGTTCATCAGCTCAGTGATTGTAGGATTAGGTGGCCCGTAATCTAAATCAAAATCAGCATACTCACTGTCAAGTCGCTCCTCTTCCTCACGTCGTTGCTTGAGGAGAAAGTTTCCAGCAACTAGCAGCGCAATAGCTAAAGGATCAAAGACGCCAATGATAATCAAATTCACCCACTTGACAGCTTCCTGAGGCGTGGTGTTGAATGCCTCGGCAACATACATGATTGGACCTACATGCAGCTCCTTCTCGACATTTGCAACCTTCAACTCTGGAAGCTTCTTGTCAATTTCTGCAAGGCGATCATTTAGTCGCTTTACCTCAGGATCAAACTGCTTCATTAACGCGCGGCGACCGCTCACGTTATTTTGCGGTAGTTGAGCAATCTGCTTGTCAATCTCTTCCTTCCGTTTCTGAAGGCGGCCTTGTTCTTCTTCAA